TTGGTGGTCTTTTCAAAATCAATTTGTGCTGCCTTGACTGCAGCATCTTTGATCGATGGGCAAATAGCTTTGGCTCTGCAATATTTGCATTGTTTTGCCCCAGCAATCTTTGGTGCAGTTGGCTCATTGACCATCTTGGCAATAATGACCAATTCCTCCTCAAACTTCTCCATGTCATCAAATGACACATAATATGGTTGGCAATTGTTGTGTGGCTGAAATATGTGCAAATATATGTGTGTGACTCTGATGTCTTTTTTGATGCACATCATCAATGCGCCAAGTGCATACATCATCAGCTGCTTGTTGTTTTCTGGACTGACTTTGATTCTGCCAGTTTTTAAATCCACCACATGGAGTGCTTTGTCGATCACAAACACTGCATCAGCAGTGCCCCCCAAGTCTGGATGAATCCTTGACAAATGTGGAGTCAAATTCAGCTCGAGAAAAATAAACCTGGCTGCAGCTGATGCTTTTTTAAGATAGGTCACATAGTCAATGGCAATTTGTACCATCTCGGTATCAAACTCATTGTAGTCAATGGCCATTTCATTCCACATCAAATCGGCCAATTCATGGATGCTGGTGCCACGTTGTGCAGCTGCATTGGTTGGATTGGGCAAATCTTTCTCAAGCAAATATGAACCAGGGCAAAGAATGATTCGCTCGAGTTTGGATGCTGATATTGGTGCGTGTGTTGTCATGTTTAATTCCTTTGGTTAATGGGTGGGAGTCAATTTGGTCGTTTTCTTAATGGGGCAGAAACCAGAAAAATTCCCCAAATCCGACATCCTTGATTGTCTGGTTAACCTCCCAAAACTTTACTTTTCTAAAATTGGTCTTGCTCTTTTCTGTGTAAGGCAGTGGTTTACATAAGCAGTGGCCAATTCAATATCCTTAACTGTGGCTGCCTCAAGTTGTGCGTCATGCAGCTCCATCACAAAATTGATTGCTTTCAACTCTGGGCCTTTGACGATAAATCGGTAATTCATCTCAACGCCACGTTTTGCGCATTCATACAATGCGTCTTGAGCCTCTTTGATTTCATTTTGGTATTCATTTCCAATGTTTTGTTTAGCCAATGCCTCTGTGATGTTGAATGCTGAAATCAATGTATCGATGTCATTTTTGGTGGCTTTTCCCATTCGCAAATCATCCAATGCAAAATGATTTTTCAATTGCAGTGAAACCAACTTGTCTTTGAGATTCACCATTGGCATCATGCCAGACATAACATAAGCCATGTTGTCCAAAATCACTGGCTTTGGCCGATACTTTGACCGCTTACGCATTGTCTCCCCTTGCTCGTATTGATTCAGCAATAGTTTTTGATTGGTGTGGATAAGAAAGCACCCATTCATCTGCAAGCCTTGCACATCGCTCACGTTCTATTTTTTCTACTAATTTAACAAACTTTTGAAGACTATCATTTTCTAAACTAAATTTGATTGCAACTGTTGGGTAACTCACATCGTGGACATATTTCATTTCTTTACCACCTGAATGTATAGCCAAATCAATGATTTCATCGTTAGTCATTGCATTGGCCTCCACTGTGTCCTCGGCTCATTGCAATGCTTGATATAAAAATGAACTAAAAATGCAAACACTTGCACATAAGTCATTTTGACACCACTGTCTGCAGCCAGTTTGTCCCTGATCAAATCAATTTGCTCTGGCACATACAAAGTTATACGTTTGGTTTTGCTCATTGCTCATTCTCCCTTTTGGTGATTTCATCTTGAATGTACCAAATCGCCTTTTTTAAATCCTCAATGGCATCTTGCTTGAGGTCACACCTCCAAATGTATTTGACTGCATTGCCCAAGTTGAATCCCATGTGCCTGGTGATCTCAATGCACTCTATGCCTGATGGGTGTTCAGTGTAATGTGGTGGATGATTAATCAAATCGGGTTTCTTTTTCATATGTTTTTACTCCTAAGTTTTTCTTCAGTTAATTTTTGAACTTTTTCGGCATACTCACCTGCAGTCATAAACTGATTGAAATTTGCATCGTGTTTTATAAGCATTCTGTCATCTTCAGTTAATCCTACCCATTCTTTTTTGGACCATCTTTCGGCAATGGTTTGAATAATAGATTTGAAAATTACTATAAAAAACCCAGTTGCAACACCAAATAATATCAATTCAACATCATTCATGTTGCAGTCCTTTCATTGGTTGGTAATTTCTTTTTTTCTTTGGTCAAATAACGCTCGAGTAAATCTTGAAATCGGTCAATCAATTCCCAGTTGACATCCTCGGGTTTTGATTCGACAAGATGATCGATGATTCTTGCTGCTTGTTTTAAGAGTATTTTTTCCATAGGATTAAATGATTTGGTTAATGACATTTTGTTTTTTGAGGATTTTTGAAAGAATAGTGTGATCCAATGAATTGGAAATTGTGAGCAAATAAATGAGTGGAGCCGATCCAGTTTTATTGATATTTTCCACTCTGGAACTGGCTTGCTGCAGAGCTGATGTTTGCCATGTGGCCTCAACAAAAATGACTGTATCGGCTGCAGATAGGTCAATCCCTTCTTGACACGCTGCCAAATTGCCAATGAATAGTTTTGTTGTGCCATTTTGAAAGTCCTCAATGAGTTTTTGTCGTGCAGCTGCTGGTGTGTCTCCTGTGATGATGGATGGTTTGTGATCTTTAAGAATAGTGGCCAATTGATGCACCACATCTTTATGATGGGCAAAAACAATCACTGGCTCATCAGCCAACTTAGACTCGATGAACTCTGCAGCTGGTTTGACTTTACGCATTCCAGCCTCTTTCATTACCTCTGATAAACCCTCAAAAGCCAGCATAGGATTTGGGTGTTCGATCAATGCATCAGCGTTAAATTCTTTTTCACGCTTATCAATTGGCAAATCAAATGTGATCAGTGAAGTGATTGGCTGCTGGTAATTGGTAAAAATATCAGCCTTGGTGCGTCTGAGCATTACTGGCTGCATAATGGATCGCAGCTCTGGCAAATTACTGGCTCCTGATGTATCCAGCCCCCATGGTGCATTCCATAATTTGGCATATCGCAAACCAAAGTCATACCAGCCCCCCCGATAGACTCCCAGGCCATGCAGCAATGGCCACAACTCGATGGGTCTGTTTGGTATTGGTGTGCCTGATAAGGCATAGACTCTGCAAATGCGTTTCATCCATTTGAGTGCAGCAATGGTGCGTATGGTTTTGGGGGATTTGATTCTGTGGCTTTCATCCAGCACCAGAGTTTGATATTGGCCAAGCTCATTGAGTGAGCCTAGAACATCATAATTGATGATGGTGACCCCATCATTTTTTGCATTCTGTGCATTCACTTTGCCATTGACAACTGTGACGTTTCCATGGTAGCCAAGTTTTTCAAATGCAGCTTTCCAGACATTTTTCACAATGGCTGGGCAAATAATCAGAGCTGGCAAATGCTCAAGTGCTGCAGCTGCCGTTGGCAATGTTTTGCCCACTCTTGGCTCATCAGCCAGGATGGCTCGCTTGGTGTTTAAGAGAAAATCTCTCGATATTTCTTGATGGGGAAAAAGCATTTTTGATCCAGTTTTCAGTTAATGAATCCTCAGTATATATTAAATTTTGTGAAATTGTGGGAAATTTTGAGAATTTATGTTATAGTGATTCCACCAACACAATTCTGTGTCGGTATTTCTTAAACTGTAAACTGGAGTAAATATGTCTAAATTTGTAACTGGCAAAGGCCGTTTTTCTTTCCTCAATTGGGCCAGTCCCAAGATCAATGAATTGTCTGGAAAAGAAGAATTTTCCACTGAATTCATCATTCCCAAAGGTGACACGCAAACGATTGCTGGCCTCAAAGCTGCAATGAAAGGTGCACTCGATAAAAAGTGGAATGGTAAATATCCAGCCAATCTGCGCAATCCTTTGCGTGATGGTGACACTGAAACAAAACAAGATGGATCACCATTGCCCGATCAGTACAAAGGCAGTTATTTCATTCGATGCAAGTCCAATGAAAAGCCTGGTGTCATCGATGCAGAGGGCCAGCCCATTCTGGCAGCCAATGATTTTGTTTCTGGTGACTGGGGCCGTGTATCTGTCACTGCATATGCATATTCCCAAGCTGGAAACAATGGTGTAGCATTTTGGCTGAACAACATCCAGTTGCTCGAGAAAGGTGATGCACTAGGGTCAAAAGCCTCGGCAGTGGATGATTTTGGAGTGGCCAAAACCGCTTTTCAAGACTCTAATATTCCTTTCTAAACCAATATGTATCAATATCTGCTGAATCAATTTGGTGTTCGTTTGACTCTCGATGAAGTGGCTGGAGTGCTGAAAGTGCCAATTGGTACGATCTATAACAAACGCTCAAAAAATGAGCTGAGTTTTCGCACATACAAAGATGGACTCAGAGTGTTTGTGGACACCAAAGATTTGGCAGATTACTTGGATAAAACAAAATGAAATTCCCAAAGATAAAACAATACACACCAGCAGATAAAACCGATGTAATGACCACATGGAAACGATTCGGTTTTATCCCTCCAAGTGAAGATGCCAATTATCAGCGCAAATGGACACTGTATAAGTATTCAATCAACGCTGCTGATTACAATATCAAAAATGTTTGATTTGTTTAATATTTTTATGTGGGCAATTGCTCTCGGCTTGTTGGGACTGATTGCCTTTATTTTCAGCACCATTGGCTTGATGGTTTATCTATATCTGAAAGAGCATTAGGCTCCACAGATTCTTTCGCATTGGTGCATCACTGCAATGCGCTGCTCTGCACCAAATAATCCCCCATTGATGATTTCTGTGAGTTTGTTGTAATTTTTGGCCTGTGCAGCCTCATTGCATTTATGCGTTTTCCAATACCAGCCACCAATTTGTGCAGCATATTTGGGTGTGCGTGCCAGATCAGGATTGTGTACCAGATCGATGCCCAATGCTTGGCCAGCATGGTAAAAATTATCGTGTCCAGTCAATTGACAAATTGCTGATCCTCTGAACCTCCAGCCATCTCCTGATGCCTCATCTCGATTACCCATACGATTTGAGTAAATGTGATTGGCAATTTTTTCTGGCTGATGGGCATACTTTAAAGCCTCATCCATCGATGGAAACCGCTTTGGCCACAATTTCATCAGAGTCTCTGGCCGATAATTTAAATTCTCACTCAAATCTTTAAAGTGATTTGACTCATATGAGAATTGGCCAATGAAACACGCTTGTTCTTCAAGCGTTGAAATGCCCCATCGATCAAATGTGTCATTGAGTGGCATCGTCCAAACTGGATCGATTTTCAATGCAATCAGCTGCTCTGATGTAATCATTTCACGCCCCCATTGATTGTTTGCATCACTTGGTTATAGGTGGCAATGCAACTGTTGAGCTGGATGATTGCATTGTCTCCATCTGCTGCGATTTGGACAATATCTTTAAGAGCCTGTTTTGAAGACTCGGCTCCATTGGTTGTATTTCCGCTGGCAGTGGTGGCATCTGAATTGGCTTGTAAGGCACAACTGGAGGGGAACTGCAGCCGACCAGCATCGATGTCAGCATCAATGCTGCTTTGCTTGGATTTGTTTTCATCTTTTGATTTCCTGAGTGCTGCGCCAGTTTGCGCCAGCTTTTTGTTTAACTCGGATTCTTTGGCTCTTGCTTCTTGATTAAGCCTGTCAATTTCAACTTGATCTTCAGCCATGCGTCTTTGATAACCATGATGATCGCTGACATAATAACCTCCTGTAATGACCAAAAAAATTCCAAGCACTTTTAATATAAGTGCATGGGCCTTCAACATTGGTAAAAACCCCACCAAATATGAAATGGTATATGCAATCACTCCACCGATCAGCGCAATGATTGCAATGTAATAAAACAAATCATCAAAAAACCATGAAAGCCAACTAAACATTTTTTGTGCTTTCTCGAGCCTGGGCAGTCCTCAAACGCTCCTCTTGGTCTTCCAATGTTGGTGACCCAGCTGGTGGTGGTGGTGCAGTCCAGCTTGGTGATGCTGCAGCCATGATGATTGGCGCTGGTGGTGGTGCGACATATGCATCTTTGTTTGACTTGGCTGCATTCATCATGTTGGTGGCCTCATTGCTGATGCCCTTGGTCAAAATGCCTCCAATGCCCCCCACAATCAACAATACAATGTCGTTCAGCATCTTGGTATATGCCTGGTCAATTGGAGCCATAGCCTTGATTGGCTGCGTCACAAACGTCACAGAATAAAGCAATGCCATCACAATGAATGCCAAAATCAATGTGACCACAATGATCACAAACGATCTGACTCTTATCTCGATGTCATCGGCACTGAGCCGTTCCCTGTTGTTGTTGAGTAACGCTAAGATTATTTCCTTCAATTTTTTTCTCCAAAATGGGGGCCACTAAATATTCTGGGCAATCTTGATTGAACTCACACAGTGGTTTTTGGCACCTAGCACTGCCAAAATTGTTTGGGTCTTGACAAAAATATCTGTATCTGTCATCGCAGCCAACACACAAAAATGGGAAAAGTATACATATCAACAATGATGTGTATAAAAAATTGCATTTTTTAATCATTTTCCCTCGATTCTGGTCAAAGCCTTATCAACTCGAATTTCCATTTTTCTGACATCGGTATACATCCACGCCAGCAATGGCAAAAAAAGCAAAATCACAATGAGCAAAATCACAATCAATATTAAAGCTGGTGTGTCAGACTTAGAATCATTCCCCACATCCACAGAATCATTAGAACTGTAATTGCTGAAACCACCATTCGATTTTTGATTAAATCCGCTTTTTGGTTTCGTTGCCATTGTGCTTTCCTCTTTGCCAACAACTCCTCTCGTCTTGCAAGTGCTTGGACATTTGCAATGTGCCCAATTTGTTCATTGACCCTTGAATACAAATCTTTCAACTCACCTGGCACATGATAGACCATGTAATTTGAAAGCTCAGAATTCAATTTTTCCATTTGTAAATCAGCAATCACCAACTTGATGGCAATTTCGTTGCCTTCCTCATTGGTAGCGTGCAATGCCAGCTCCTCTTGTTCTTTTTTATAGTTTTTTAAGCCATTGTAGGCTTGAAAGAATTTGATCAATGCATCACTCACTTGTTGGTAAATGAGATTTTCATCAAACTCTGGTGGTGGCTCTTTTTTCTTTTTTGCAGCTTTTGGAGCTGCTTTTTGCACATTTTGTGTATTTTCTGCGTTTATTTTTTTATCTTGGCCAAAAATAGCAGTTAAAAATCCAAACAATCCTTTCGCTTTCTTTTGGACATTTTTGGCATCTTTGACAATGCCATCAATTTCCTTGACTGCATCGGTGACAATTTGCCTTCCTTCCTTGTACATTTCACACGCATCTTTGCAGAGTTTAAAAGCTCCACTTGCAAGTGCGACAAGGGTAAATGGATCAATTTTT